GCTGGCAAAAGGATGTACTTGAATACGGTATTCATTGGCAATGGTTTGATTATGGTGCCATCACATTTTTTGCCTGATGATAACCCGCTTGAGGTAGAGATACTGATGGGTAGCGGGCAAACTTTAGGACATCGCGTGAAATGCTTTTTATGTCGTAAGGATGGTTATAAAATCCCCGGAAAAGATCTGATGGTGTACTATGCTAATGTTGTTGGTGATAAGCCGGACATACGCAAGTTTTTACCCGAAAAAGATGTTGAGATAGACCAGGTTTGTCATTACATTTATAGGGAAAAGACTGGTGATCTAGTTGTCGGTGACAAGAATGTGCGTTTGCAGCGTAGGAGTATTGCTTCTACTGATCATAGAACCGGAGTTAGATACGAATCAGAAGGTTATGGATACATTTCCGACCATACTTTTGGACCTGGATCTTGCTGTACCATTTTTTTGACTAATACAAAAAATCCCTATATTCATAGTTTTCATGTAGCTGGCAAGGATCATTATGGTGCCACTAATCAATTGACTACAAATGAATTGGATAGCATACGCTTACATTTTGCTGGGAAGAAGAGCACTCTATTATTAGCGCATTCCGGAGAGATGAATATATCACGTGTCAAAGAATTCACAATTGATGTGAAGCCAACTAAGAACTCCCCATTGTTACAATTGGATGATGAAAGCGCCTTTGAATATTATGGCACTATCAACACCCCAGTTACACGATTTACTCATAGCGTACACAAAACTATTATATGTGATGCTGTTTGCGATGGATTTGGGGTACAACTTAATCACAAGGCTCCGCCTCAGGGTGGGACGTGGAAACATCATTTAGCTTGCCTCAAGAACACTACTAACCCAAATCAGGGTTTTCCGATGGATTTAGTTGAGAGAGCAGTTGATGATTATTACAGTTCTACTATAGGCACTCTTAAGGTTTTAGCTGCGGGTGCGAAACCCATGACACTCGATGAAACTGTGAACGGTGTACCAGAATTTAGGGGTTTGGAGAAGATGAATAGAAAAACATCAGCTGGTTTCCCTTACTTCAAGGCGAAGAATAAAATTTGCCCGATAGTTGAAGATAAGATGGTCCTCACAGATGAGATTGTTGATAATTATAATCAAGCGGTTGAGACTTGGAGAAAAGGTGAGAGAACGTATGAAATTTTTCATCAGTCCTTGAAAGATGAGCCCGTAAAGTTGTCAAAGGAGGTTGCAAGAACTTTCCAATGCTCGAATATGAATTTGAGTTTGGGACTTCGACAATATTTCTTACCTGTGTTGATTCCTATGATACAAATGCCTGAAGTGTTTGAATTGGCAGTCGGATGTAACGCAGAGGGGCCTGAATGGGATGCCTTGATAAAGTCTATATCTAAATTTGGTGAAGACAGAATCGTCGCCGGGGATTACAAGAACTATGATCAAAAGATGAGTAGCCAGGTTTTAGCTGCTTCGTTCCGCATTTATATCGACATGGCGAAAGAGATTGGATATAGTGATGAGGACATCACTGTGATGCGTACATTAGCGACAGAAGTTCTTTTCCCTGTAATACACATGAATGGCGACATTTTCAAAATTTTTGGATCGATGACCTCTGGAAACAGCCTCACGACAATCGGGAATTGCAC